CTGTATTAATGCCCATTTATAAGTCTTTCCTAGAAGTCAAATACGAATTTAATTTTTTCTTTTCTGTCTGCGTCTCTACTAATAGCGGCGAAGTCTACAAAGTGTAGTAGATCACCACTAAAGGGGACGTAAGTACCATAAGTGATTGAACCACTAGAACTATTTATAGTCACAGTTTCAGTGGTTGATCCAACTAATGTATCTTTTGCGCTTAAAGTTGCACCTAAAGTAAACGTAGAGTTAAAATCACCAGTATAATCTACACAATAGATATACCAATCACCACTCTCTTGCTTTACTTCATGCACTCTAGCATGTATCATCTGTGTTGCTTGTTGCTCAACTAAGTACTGCCCAACAGTAACATTAGGCGCAGTTGAACCTGTAATCTTAATTTTAAGTCTGTTATCCATTGTGGTCGGGAACGTAGCATCAGAAAATGTTGGATCTTTAACTAAACCAACTTTAGTATATGTGCCACTGTCTGGAATTACTGAACCACTATCACTAAAGAAGTTTGTGATGAATGCTAATCGACTCATAAACAATTCTGAAATAGGATCTTTACCGTGACCACCTGTTGGTGATATAATAACACGTAAAGAAGCCGCTAAACTGGGGTCTGGATAAGTCTGTTGTAATGGTAGCGGTAGAGATACATTAGCTGTAGCGTACTTGTAACCATTACCTCTTTCATTGAAGTTGATACCTTCTAGTGTTCCGTTTGCGTCTAGTAAGCCCCATGCTACAGCATTGGTTCCAGCCGCTACATCATTAGCAGGTGTGATAGCAATCTTAGGTACAATATGTGCATTTGATTGATTTTCATAATTTAAAGCGGTAGCACTCTCAATAGTAATGAATACTATCTTATTTGTTGATAGTGCATTAGGAGTAAAACTATCTAATATGTCATACACTGCCCCATCTGAGTCAAAGCGAATATACATTCCTACATAGGCACCATTTCCTGATCGTGGAGAAGTCTCATTTGTATGAAACTCTAACGTGTATCTGTTATTACCTGGTGCAGGTTGTGTACTTGCCAAACTCAAACTACCAGGTAGATAACCAGAGAACAGTCCAGTTACAGTATTTTGAATAACTATATTTGAAATATCTTCTTTAGTAGCGTCTGTAACTCTAACATCTTCTACATACGGAAGAGAGGATTGTGTTGAGTATTCTGCATATTCAGAAACAGGTATGTTAAACATATATTTCCAAACATAACCATCAGCCGATGTTGCAACGATATTAGGATCAATACTGTTAACAGAAGGTTTAGATATAGACACCGCACCATTATTATTTGATATACACTTGAATACTTTATATGGACCTTCGTTCTGTTCACCGTCAGGAACTGTTACAAACATATTAAGCGTTTCAATATCTCTAATATCATCGAACGCATCATAGACAGTATCTTGTTCATTACTCCAAGGTATTCTATTAAACATATACTTAATATTTGAAACATCGATTTTCTTTGCAAAAATAACACGGCGTAGAAACTCTCTTTTTTCAAACTGAGAATTTAGAATATCATTTGGCTTATCGATACTAGAACCCATAACGTAATAGTTATTTTCTGGTAAGAATTCATTGATCTCTGATCTAACAAGACTAGTGATATCGTCTCTTGTAGACTCTGATAGTGCAGAATTCAAACCCCAAATTTTAACAGTAGTAGTATTCGCACCAGTAGCGAGAACAACAGTACCCGTATTTTGATCAAATGTGTAATCCGCTGGATTACTAGTTGAACTTAATAAGATAGAGTTAACAACAACTACAACATCATTATGAATGTTTGCGGTCGTAGCAAATGTTGTCACAGCGGGTGATCCAACAGCATAAGAATAATACTTAAAGCCAGTATTGTTAATTGCAGTGTAGGCTTCCAAACTTTCTTGGAAAGACTCGACTGCATTCTCATTTTCATTTAAAAATGAGCCATAGAGTTCGTTTGTCGTTTCTACTTTAAAGTTTTCTGTTACAACTTTTGCCATTCTGGTGCCTTACTAGTCGTTAATATCTGTAGTTATTTGATCTGATAAATCTTCATCTAGGGATTGTATAACAGCCACTAAGTCTCCAACAATAGAGTTACTTACTTCAGCTCCAAGTGTGCTAACATTTGTATTAGCGACCTCTTGTGCAAGCGGTTGAACGCTTAAGTCATATATTTCCATAGACGCATCTAGATCAACGTTTACGTAGTTAGTTGTATTTATGAGAGACGAACCGAACTGTTTTGTACCTGCTGGTTGAACAACATCAGTAACAATCTCTGTGTATTTTTCGGGTGCGAGTATAGATCGAATGTCGAATGAATACTCTTGGTAGTAATCGTTATCATGTATTACTTTAGTTGGATCATTTAAGAATGATGTAGTTGTCAACCAACCAGCTTCAGTTGTACCTGTACCCAAAACTTTTAAATATGAAGTCGCTACAGTTCTACCATAGTTAGGATTAGCAATAGTTACAACTGCGCCATTCGAATCCGTTGTCTTTAATAGTGGCTCATCACCAATGATATCTACTAACTCACTGTCTTCATATCTAAAGCCTGTAGTTAAGATATTAAGAGATTTGATTTGACCACGTGCAAACTCTGCCGAACCGTCAATAATAGCATTACGCCCAATGGGTAATGATAAGTCATCACGTGCTACACTCAGTACGTTATAACTTTCACCTCTGTACCTAATAGGAAAGTTCTTGTCAAACTGATAAAAGGTAATTGGTCTAAAGTAGAAGATGTCACCCTCTCTTCTGAGAAATCTTGCTCGTACTGTATAATCTTCTAGTACACCACTTTGAGTTTGTTCAACTTGAATTGTTTGCTCAAATATATCACCTGCTTGAGACCCACTAAAGCGAGGATCCTCAAATATGACAGAGACATCACGCTTGTCATACTTAGCAACTTCGGTTTGTGTAATTAAACTTTTCACATCTGATTGATAACCTTGACCATTATCCGTAACGATCAAACTTTTGATAGTACCAATGTTATATGTAATAGGCTTAAACGCATCTGCTAATGTAGTATCTAAAGTTTCAAATAAATCTCCAGACATACCATAGTTTGAACTATCTAGTTGAACATCTAAGAAGTCACCAATAATATCGGGAATAAAACTAACTGTCTCTGCGTCTGTGATTTCACCAATTCTATATGATGCGCTATTGTTAAACGGTGATACCGCTGATATATACCCACTCTTAGGATATGCTGTACCAGGGTTTACATGAGGGTAGCTATCGTTTATAAAATCCGCATTTGTGATTGCTGACCAGTAACCTGTAAGATCGCCTCGTAGTCCGACAATCTTATCAATGTTAGCAACTAGATACTTTTCTATATTTTCTCTAATCCAATTACGCTGATCTGGACTCGTAAGTTCCCCATTAAAATATTCGTTAACAGCGTTGTAGTCTGCAATAGTAATTGTGCCAGTGTCTGTTACGTCAAATCTTTTTCTACCATCGATGTCTTCTTCAAAGAATAAATTAAGACCAGGTTCAAAGGATCCACCATTGGGATCATTGACAAATAGAGAAAACTCTGATGCAATGTCTGTACCACTAATAAGATAACCTTTATCATAAAAGTATCCGTCAAAGCCGTTCCTAAAAGGTTCAGAGTTGTTTGTTGGTTTTGAAAATAAAGTATCATCCAGAGTAATTAGACTATGATTTATAGAAGTAAAGTTTACAAATACTAGATTGTTATCTTGGTCGATACCAACAACTTGCCCATAAGCAAAGTTCGTATTACCAGATAACCCAGATTGACCAGAGTTAAATCTTGCTGTACCTGCTGATAATGTACTATCAGAAATAAAGTAATCGCCTATTTTCGGAAAGCCACTTCTATCTGCTTGTGGAGTGTACGTATCAGCATAGTTGCCTGGAAATAATTGAAACGCAATTGTACCAGTAGATGTTTGAATAACATTATCAATTACTGCGACTGAATAACCCCAACCACCATCTGTAATGTCAAAATCAATAACTGCGGTTTGCGCTTCAGATATTTCTGCTACTGAGGCAGTTGCGTTGATGCCTGCTTTGTGCGATCTAATGATAACATTATCGCCTGGTTTATTACCCGCTGACCTATTACTTCTTTCGATAGGTGCCTCAGTGATTGACCCAAAGATTTCTTGTCCTGGGTATAAGTCTACTGCTACTCCATTACGTGCGCCTTGTACACGTAAGTTATCATCTGTGGTAAATGCACCATTTAGATTTGATAGATACAGAATAGGTACAATTAAACCATCTATAGTCTGAAAAACGAGTTCGTCAACAAAAGCATCTGCCTTTGATGTGTCGCCTGATATTCTATCGCCCTTACGAATAGGATAATCTTTAATATTAAGTACAGGTGCCATTTCAAGATAGCGTGTTGAGCCATACTTTGAATCTGAAACTCGTAGAATATAAGAGCTAGGATAGAATACTTCGATTTCATTATCAAAGAACATTCTAAATAAAAGCTCTACACTTTCTTTAGAACCTTTTCTGCGATACAAGTCTTGGATATGTTTTAAAATAAAACGAGTATCATCTGGACCTCTTAATGGTAATGCATTTAAATACTTCTTTTTAAAGTATAATAGAAAACGTTCAAAGGTAGTATCGATATCTCTGATAGCAAAAGCATCTCTGAAATCATTTTCTCTTGTATCAATATATTCATAATACGATTTAACAAAGTCAACAAATACAGGACCCTCTTCCCGATAGATACCAGGGAATTGCTGAGGTATATCAGTGTAAATGTTCTTGCGAACTTGTCTACTTGAAGGTCTTACAGTTGACATTTTTAGATGGACCTTACATTAATAGTTACATCTTGTGGTCTAATGATAAGAATTCTATCTTTAGGAGACTTAATATCTTTATTCGCTGTGTTAGCATATATTTTAATTGCGTTATTACCTGAGTAAGAATCTACTTTGAATTTAGATAACTTTACTTGACCTGTTGTATAGTCTACAGTACCAATTTTTCTTTGAAAGATACGTCTAGTAGAAATAGCAGATGTTACTGCTAGAATATTACCTAGACCATCGTCTTGTAGTACAACTTCTGTTCCATTTAGTGTGAACGAAGAACTCGATATCGCAGGCTCATAGTTTCCAAAGCCTACTGTTTCATCTAATGCGTATGGTCGAGCAAGTTCATTAACAAAATCAAACGCTGGGTTTGTTACAGTGTTAAGGGCTGGCTTGTATTCTATGATAGCCTTTGACTTTACTTCTGAACTCTGAATTGAAACGTCAACTGCATCTACATAATTTGCTATACGTGATTGTCGTAGAGATACACCAAACTGATTTAAGTTTGCTTCGCTGTACTCAGTGATAGATGTTTTTACAAGAGCCGCAATGTCAGCAGAGTTCTTTGTAGTTAAGTTAGGATCGTAGTTGACACGCAAGTTCATATCGATGTACATGAACTCAGCGGCTTTAAATACTGGCTCAATAGTCAGTGGTGTCTTCTCACGAATGAATTCTTTAAACGCAATAATCTCGCTGTCACCTGCTCCGATAGAACCAAGAACGTCAACAGAGATAAACACTTTACCAAATTGTGGTGGTGTCAGTTCATCGCCGCCATATACAGAGATTGCTTGAATAGACGGGAACTGTTGCTTGAGTAGAATTTCGTAGTCTGATCTAGTTACTGCACGTTCTTGTGTCTGAATAGATTTAGGTGCAAAGAACTTGATGTCCTCTACACTCTCACTCATAGCACCAAACTTTGCAGTGTATGTGTTTGTAACTTGTGCAGGAAAGCCTGCTACATTATTGATAGGTGAGAAGTTACGTGCGCCGTTGGCATCACTACCTTTTGTTACACGATATTCGATTTCAATGACATTACCGCTTGCTGGCTCAACACCAAACTTATCACGACCAAAAGCAATTTTGTATAGATTGTCAAAGTAAGGTTCCAGATAGAACACACGATCATTTATTTCTACACCAAAGATAGAAGTCTTTCTGATATATTCTTTTTTGTTAGATACTTCATTCACATTATCACGTACATTAACACGAATACTATCGATATCAATGTTCTCGTTATTGATAATATAATCTAGTGGATCTGTCGTGCTACCAACTGTGTAGAACTCTCTTACAATTTTACCTTCATACACTGGAACGTCTGTAATTGAATAAATACCATTTAATGCTGTGACGCTATGGTTTCGATCTGTAGAGAAAGTAAACGTTTTGTTTCCGCACTGTGCATTGAACTTTGTACCTTTAGGGATTGTTACGAAGTTGGGATTAGTAGTTACGTTGTTTAATGTAATATTCAACAACGCCTTTGCACTCTTACGTGAGCCAGGTGTGTAACCTAATTCTTTTGCATGGCTTTGTACGTTTTCTCGCATGATAGCAGAATCCATGAACATCTCTGAGAATGCCATGTTGCGATAGAAGTTATTCTGAAACGTGTTAGCCGCAAG